AACTTCTTTGTGCTGAGTGTGCCCAGCACCAGCACATTTACCTACACAGCCAAAACAGGTGCTGCAGTGTCAGGTGCGTTGACAGGTGAGATCAATGTGCGTTCCAGTGCTGTGTTCTTGCCAAGACCATTTGATGGCGGTGTTGTCATGAGTGCAGGAGCACCCACCCGCGGTGCCAGTGCAATTCGACAAACCAAAAAATACTTCCGCTATCAGTCAGGTAAAGGCCTGTTGTTTACATCTGGTACCATGCTCAAACCCACATTTGACATTGTGGCCATTTCAGCTGCTGGAACTGCAGTCAACAGTGACATCACAGTTGAGACGGACATTGAACACGGATTAAATCCTGGTGCAGTGATAGAACTGTCGGGTATTGATGCCACGGGCTACAATTTTTCTGGATATGTGGTATCTAGCATTGTGAGCGATGTGTCATTCATAGTAGAAGCACAAGCCACATTAGAAACTGCCACACCTGACCTGGCACCCCAGCCTCGAGTCAATGTAGAAGCCTGGCACGGTGCCAGTGTGCGAGCTGGTATATTTGATGATCAAAACGGCTTGTTCTGGGAATGTGACGGCCAAAGCATCAACGTGGTACAGCGTAGCAGTACATTCCAGGTGGCTGGTCGAGTCAGCGTGGGCACAGGTTCTAACCTTGTGGTTGGTGACGATGTGAGTCGTTTCCAAGAACAACTCAACAACGGCGATCAAGTGGTCATTCGCGGAATGACGCACACAGTCACAGGTATCCTCAGCGAAAAGCGTATGACCGTGGTTCCCACTTATCGCGGCGTGTCCAATGAAAATGGTGTAAAAATGTGTCTACGGCAGGAAATAAGAGTACGTCAATCTGACTTCAACATTGATGTGTTAGATGGCACAGGACCCAGCGGTTACACACTGGATTCAGGACGTATGCAGATGTTGGGGATTGAATACTCGTGGTACGGTGCTGGTTATGCACAATGGATGATCCGTGGCCAACGCGGCGAAATGATTCCTGCGCATCGCAAACCCAACAACAACATCAACTACGAAGCCTACATGCGGTCAGGTAACTTGCCAGCACGTTACGAGGCCATCAACGACACTCCTGTTGTGGGTCTAGCTGCTGCAATCAACGATGCTGTGACCAGTATTGTGTTGACCGACGCCACAGACTATCCTGACGCTAGTGTAGACTATCCTGTGTTTGTGATGATTGAAAGCGAAATTATTAAGTACTCTGGCAAAACCGTCAACACCTTGACAGGTTGTACACGGGCTGCAACGTTCACTCAGTGGATCCAAGGACAAAACCGTTCATTTACCAGTTCGGCTGCTGTCAGTCATGCTGTCAACACAGGTGTGATCTTGATCTCCAATACCTGTACTCCAGTGGTCAATCACTGGGGTAGTAGTGTAATCATGGACGGCGGATTTGATGAAGATGCTGCTTTCCAGTATACCTACAACAGAACCAACTTTGGTTTGCCAGCCACTGTTGGTGAAAAAGAACTGGTGTTTGCCATGAGATTGGCTCCCAGCGTCAGCAACGGTATCATTGGTAACCTAGGCGATCGCGACCTGATCAACCGCTCACAGTTGAGTCTGGTGAGTCTCAACGTGCAGGGCACAGCAGGACGTTATCTTGTGGAAGGCATCTTGAATCCCAACAACATTGATAGTGCCAATACCAGTTGGCAGGGACTAAACAACACCGGCGGCGGGTTCCAGCCCAGTTTCAGTCAGTTTACTGTGGCTCCCACCTACGAAGGCACTGCAACTGGCGGTGTCACTGGCGCTCCTCTAAACACTGCAGGCGGCTTTTCAAGATCTGGTGTCAAAACAACCAGTTCTAAATCTAGAAATTTTGCAAACTTGGTTCCGGTAGTGGTGTCGTCAGCCACAGGTGCCAACGCAGTGCTGAGTGTGAGTCTTACTGGAACAGGAACCACATACAGCACCACTACCACTAGTATCACAGTTCAGAATGCAGGCACAGGATACGCAGTGGGCGACACATTAAAAATCTTGGGCAATGTGATTGGTGGTGCCACACCTGCCAACGACTTGGCATTGACCGTGTTGACTGTGACTATTGAAATTACAGGCGGTGAACGACTGTTTGCTATTCCAGTCAACACCACCACAGGCGGCTTTCTAGATCTCAGCGCTGTCAAACAGATTGGTACCAGTGCTATTCCAGGAGCAGGAACTTATCCCAATGGTCCCGAAGTGTTGGCTGTGCAAATCACAGCATTGACCACACAAACAACACCAACTGGCGACGTGCAACTGAGTTTTAGAGAAAGCCAGGCCTAAACGTCACAAAAGATCCTGCTCCACACGCAGGATTTTTTGTTGCACAGCATCAATGTTGATGGTATTCCACAGGCCCGGGTGCATGGGTCGTGGAAAGATTCCGGCATCAATCCAGGCATAACCCAGATGCTCATGATTTAGTCTGGGAGTAAACTCTGTGGCCAACACACATACCCAGGTGTGATATTCAAAAGCACCGTCAGAGGTAGTGAATTTTTCTATTGGAATCAGTCGCAAGTAAGTGGGAAAGCTGCCTAGTTCTTCAATACACTCACGTTCCATACCGCCCAGCAAGGTCTCTCCAGGCTCTAGTTTGCCGCCAGGCAGTCCCCAAGCACCAGGATGCTTGGAGTCGTTGCGTAACAGATACAGATAACGACCAGTGTCCAGGCTGCGAAACCAAACACCTACTGCTTTTAAAGCACCAGACTCCATGTGCCTCCAGGATAGACCCCTTGATAACTTTTGACCCCTCCTGAGCCAAGCCATTCGTATTGAATACTGGTTGTGATATTGGTCACATACTGACCCGCACTGGCACCTGCTGCTCTGAACATTACCCGCCAGTAGCCGTTGACATACTCGATGATATCGTTGGCTTCAGCCACCAGTGGACGACCATTGGCACCCAGCCAAGCCACAGGGTTGAACTCGTTGTTGCGATCACCAGTGGCCTCTACCAGGAGATAGCGTTGCCCTTCCACAGCAGAATCCAGGCCGTCTTGTGGTCCACTCACCAGTGGATCAATCACAGCGTCTACAGGTGCCAGAGTGTTTTGTGGCAACGTGTCTGAATCAGGATCAAAAATTACAAAACGATCGTCGCTGGGATCTAGTGCAATGGTACCAATTACTTCGGTGCCGTTGTCTTGTTCAAGACGCAGTTGACTTACTCCAGGTCTCAGTGTACCATACATGTCAATCACAGCAGGCCATAACAGGTTGCTGTCAGAAACTACAGCATTGGGATCAAGTGAGTCGTTGGCTTCAACCGATGTAAGTGTGGGCTGCAGACATTGAATCTTGTTGCCCACAACCACAAGTCCATAGTTGAACGGAGTGATACGTTGTCTAGTGCCCAGCAACAGATCATTGTTGGTCACAGCTTCATTTAGGTCGCCCTGAGCATCGTACATGGAAGCAATCACACGCTCTACCACGCCTAGTTTCTTGACCTTGGCAGGAGAACTGATCCAGATAGGCAAGTTAAATTTGAGAGTAGCAATGTCAATTGTGTCCTGAGCACCCATTGGGATAGTCCTGGAAGTCCACACAGATGATTCTAGTTCTACTATGCTGAGACTGGTCCAGTCAATGTAGTTGTCTGTGCTTTGAATTTCTAAACTGGGGTTGAACAGGGTCAACATCTGTTCTAGAATCTGAAACTTTTGGTTGGTGTTGGAAGTCCAAATATCTAGCGTGATGCCCAGTTTGTAGGGCACAGGCATCAGCCTTTCAATGGTAAAAGCATTGCCTTGTGTGTTTTCGTATGTTTCTGTAGACTCATCGTAGGTTCTTTGTCGCACAGCAATCTTGCTCACAAATGTTGGATCCTGCATTCTAGGACGGTCGTAGTCTAATCCAGAAACATAAAATGTCATCAGTGGACTAGCCGGCATGGAGTTACGACTGTTTTCCTGAATGATGTTTTGTGCATTGCGACTGGCATCGCCGTAGCGAACAGGCACACGAAGTAATGCAGCGTTTTCGCTGTTTTCTTCTCGCCCATACTCTACCTGGAAGTTGCTGCAGATTCTAGTAAACTGCAGCAAGAACCGTCTTATCTGATTGTCATAAAAAAATTGTTGAATTTTGTTTCTCCTTAGCCGCCGTTGTCAGCTCGAGGTTTCAGTATTTCTGACAGACTCTGACGACTTGGAATTGTGCCACGGTCTGTGGTGGTCACTGTGTCAGTGTTATTTACAAAGCCGCTGCGTTGGGTCTTGTTATTTGGCCCATTGTTGAGATCAGTTCGTACAGCATCTTCAATTTTGACCCACACTCGGCCATCATAACGGAACAAACGATTGGGTTTGTAGTCTAGACGAAGTACATAATCCCCACTGACTGGATTCAATGGAAAAGCAATACCTGTGGTAACCGGAAGTCCATTGGGAACAGCATCACCAGTCAGGTAACCTCTAGTGTAGCCTGGGCTGTCGGGAGTCACGGACATGCCGCCCTGTGTGCCGTCCACAGTCACGTCTGAATCATCACCAGTTAAATTTGTGGGATTAGCAGGAGCACCGTTGATAGTGGGCTCTATATAGAACTGTTGTGTGTCGTAGCCTGACAACGGAACTTCAATATCGGCCTGTGTAAGTATGGCATCATTGATTTCTTGATCTTTGGGTCTGGTACTAAACACATCGCTTTCGGTCAGCGGAGTGTACAAGGACCAGAAGGTGGAATTGGTTATGGCAGTACCAGCGGGTGTGTTTTGAGTGGCTCGATAGTACACATCACCTTGGTTCACAATTGAACCCATGGGGTAGAAATTGCCATCATCCCAGATGTTTTCGCTCACAACAGGTGCTTTCAATATGTCTTTGACTTCTTGTGCATTGGTCATTGGCGTGGCTTTGACTCGCCAGGTGTGCGGTTGCCAAGTTTGGGCAAAGCCCTCGCTTGCAAAAGCAGCGTCTTGAATCATGTAGTACTTGGGCAAAGGCACAGGAATCGCAGTGTTCAAGGGATTGTAGTCTTTGAGATTGGGCACTTCTAGCACATCACCGTTCATGAGCTTGCGACCAAAAGTGTCAATCATGTCATTGTAGTGAAATGTAATAAACAAGGTATCATTGTTGAGAAACAGGCCAAACTGTGACAGGTCAAAATCCACGTCTTGTGTTTGGTAAACACCCCGCATGACATATACATCTTGATCATAGATTCTGTCACGGTTTTCCAACAACAGCAAGTCTTGAATGTTTAATGGACTGAGTTCATCATATATAGGCTGTGTGGCATCGTAGTTGCCGCTGACGGCAGAATCTTCGCCGCCTGTTTGCGGTCCAAGATATTTGTGCACAAAAAGATCCAGGCCGCCCACAGTGTACATTTCACTGATGGTACGATCCATAAATTGATAATCTCGTGTGCGGTTAGGGCGGTAAAGTGACAGGCGTGGCATAGTCGAGTATTTATGGGCAGATTGACCAATAATCGAACAAGTGCTACAATAGCTGTATGAAAGTAGTCAAACTGAACCGCAGATTTCGCCAGTTCCGAGAACATGGACACACTGTGGGCCTGAGATTTCCTAGCTACACTGAATCTGTACCATACGAAATAACAGTCAGAACCCGATTAGACCCTGGTGGCGGGCGGCATGATCTATGGTACAGTTACTTTGGGCATGGCCGGGTAGATGGGTACCGTCCGTATTGGATCACATTCCGCAATGAAACAGATGCTACTTTAGTACTACTTTCTGCTGACTTGACCAAAAATGGGTAATCTGCTATAATTACTGATATGATTAAAGGAGCCACCGTGAAATCTGCTGTAGCAAACAAACCCGTAAAACCTCTAAATCCACGCAGTGCAGACACCAATGTCATGGGACCAGAACCCACCTGGCGCGAACAGCCCATCAGCAACAGGACCAGTCAAATGACTGCTGCCTTTTCCTGGTACAATTACTTTTACGGCAAAAAAGATGCTCGTGACATGATTGTTAACTATCTGGAACTGCATGGACGCAAAGCCGATGTTCGTGCTCTCAAAGGCGTGCCTGATTCAGACATTCGATTAACTGCCGGATGGTTGTGCAGAATGAGCATGGTGGGACTAGAACTGTCTGACCATGAACAAATCAAACTAGACAACATGCTGACACAACTGGTTGCAGTCAAACAACAAGAAGTTCCAGTAGAATCCGCAGAACCTGTGGTGGCACGTCTGACCATTCAGGATCGGTTGCGTGAAAAAGTAAGCGAGTGTGCTGGTGAACTGGACGGCCTATTTGATGAGTTTATTTTGGCCGGCGCCAAAATGAGTGCAGACTACAAGCCAATTATGTTGATCCGTGGCATGAATGTGGCGCCACAAATGGTAAGTTCTTTGGCTGATATTTGGAAACGCAAGCAGGCCGAGTTTGAAGAAGTTGTCAAAGGCAAAGACGCACAACTGGTAGAAGGCTACGGATATCTCAGCAAAATACAACTGCGCAATGTGCTAAAGTTTTGCGAAACAGTGATCAACGACTGCGGCGCATATGTACAGATTAAAAAGGTCGAGCGCAAGCCACGTGCAGTCAAAGCAGTGACACCAGAAAAACGTGCAGCCAAGTTCAAGGTCTCAATGGAATTCGCTGATCTCAAACTCAAGGGATTGCCTGCCGCAAGCCTGGTGGAAAAAACAGAAGCCTGGCTGTATGACACCAAGAAACGCAAGCTGATACACATTGTGGCAGACTCGCATGCAGGATCGTTTACTGTAAAAAGCAATTCGATCATTGGATTCAGTGTGTCAGAGAGCATGCAAAAGACTGTGCGTAAACCCGTAGAAGTAGTCAAGGCCATGCAGGCCGCAGGCAAACCAGCTGCTAGGAAAATCTACAAAGATCTAACCACTACTGAAACAGGGTTCAACGGTCGCGGCACCGAAAACTTGGTAATCCTCAAGAGCTGGTAATGACTAAATATAAGGAACGGAGTTCCTTATGAGTGAAAACACCCTGCCCCAGCTGAAACAAAACTTGATAGAATATGTCAAGCTTCAGCTGGGTGATCAGATCATTGATCTTGAAACTGATCCAGCACACTACGAAGCTGCATACCAAAAGACCATTGGCACTTACCGACAACGTGCCCAGAATGCATACGAAGAAGCCTACATCTTTATGGAGCTCATGCGTGATGTCAACATCTACACCTTGCCTCAAGAAGTAGTGCAAGTTCGACAGATTTTCCGCAGAACATTTGGTGACTCCACAGGCCCATTTGCCAGTAACTTTGACCCATTTGCCCAGGCATCCATCAACGTTTATCTCATGAACTTCAACGTAGCAGGTGGCCTTGCTACCTATGATTTCTACAGTCAGTATGTGGAACTGGCAGCCAGAATGTTTGGCGGGTTTATGAACTACACCTGGAACACTGTGACCAAGAAACTGCAATTGATCCGTGATCCCAAAGGCACAGGAGAAAATGTGCTGCTGTGGACTTATCAGTTAAAACCCGAGGTTCAGCTGCTGCAAGACTATCAGATATCACAGTGGATTCGCGACTACATGGTGGCCAACGTTAAATTGATCATTGGTGAAGCACGTGAAAAGTTTTCAACCATAGCTGGTCCGCAAAGCGGCACCACACTCAACGGTACAGCTATGAAAGCAGAAGGCCAGGCACAAATGGACGCCCTAATTGAACAACTCAAAATGTATGTGGATGGCTCACAACCACTAACTTGGGTAATTGGTTAATTGACACACAATTAAATTACTGTTATACTACGGTATGGCAGACTTAATGATCGACTTAGAAGGACTTGCAACAGGTCCCGACACATGCATTCTAACTATTGCGGCTCAAAGCTTTGACCCGTTTGGGCACAGCTATTCGGGCAAATTCTACTATGCCAGGGTAACACTGGAAAGCCAACCAGATCGGGCAATTGATCAAGGCACAATTGATTGGTGGGCTACCCAACCAGCACATGCACGGGAAGAAGCCTTCAGCGAAGAAGGCCGCATACCACTAGATCAAGCACTAGAAGAATTGGGCCGGCTGATCTGGCACTCTGGTCGCATCTGGGCACAAGGCCCCACGTATGACATGAACATCCTTGAGCATGCTTACAAAAGCTACAACAAATCATTGCCTTGGAAATACTTTCAAGTATGCGATAGTCGCACACTGTTTAGATTATGGCCTGATCAACCTATCCCGCCTACTACTCACCACGCCCTGGAAGACTGCCGCAGACAAATTGGCATGCTGCAACAAACACTGCGACATCTAAATATCAAGGAACTCAAATGATTATGCAT